TAACACATATAAATATAAACTTTTTAATGTTTATTAAAATTTACTGTCATCTAATAGGTTTTTTTCGTCTAAAAGGTCTGATTTTTCTGATTTTTCACTCAAAATCTTCTTTTTTGCCGAAATCCCATTGATATATTGTTGTGCTATTTTCTTATTTGATTCGTTAGTTCTAGTTTCTCTCTTTCTCTCTTTCTCATTTTCTTTATTTCCCAAAGGGTCTCTACCCAATGGATGCTTATCTTTACCATAGGTATTTCCCTCTCTTGGTCTACCACCTTTATCCACAATCTCCTGCTTCATTTTTTCAATTTCCTCCTCAACATTTTGTTGTTGTGGTGGGTTAGCCGGGTCTTGTCCTTGCTGTTCAATTGAGTTATATCTGAAACGGTCTTTAAGGTCTAATACTAATTTAGCTCTTTCCATATCCATTTCATCTTCACTCATTCCAAATACATTATGGTAAACCCAATCGGTAGATAACATATTTAATCCCTTCATATCGCTTGCTAATCTAACTTTCTCACTCCAAAGATTTACTTTCTCTTGCTCATATATTGTAGAAGCGTTAGTTAAAGTAAGTTGGAAGTTTGTCATTTCGGAATCATCAATACCTTGCCCAGCCAAATGAACGATTGCAATCTTATATAATTCACTAACTATTGTTCTTTGAATTCTTTCGATAGTTCTAGCAAAACGAACATCTTGAGCTGCAAGAGTTGCTTTACCATTTACATCTTCCTCATATCCTAAAAATGCTTTAGGTATTTTAAGTGCTGCAAATAATTTAGCTTTTAAGTAATCAATATCCTCTACTGCTGAATATTCTAATCCAGATAAGTTATCAATTGATGTTCCACTATCTCCACCTCTAACAGGTAAGAAAAAATCTTCCGTAAGGTTTTGAATATTGTATTTTAAATTGTAATCACCAGTATTCTTATCAACAAATGGAGTTTTCTTCATTTTGTTAATAATCTTTTGCATATAGTTATCAACTTCATTAGGGTTGATGTTACCAATATCAATTTTGAATATTCTTTTTTCAGGAGCTCTCATAATACGATGGATTAACATCGCATCTTCCATTAATTGTAATTGTTTCCATACTCTACGGCCGTTTTCAATCATAGCCTTGCCATATGGAAGAAAGTTTGTATCTGAAAGTAAACGGAAGTGAGCAATTTCATAGTTCTCATATTCCTTTTTACCAAATCTATCTAATTCAACCTTAAACTTAACGTAGTTTTGATTCATTGGGTCAGTACCTTCCAATCTTTCCGTATTATATACAGAATATGGAGTTACATTAATAATACCCTTACCTTCTGCCATTTCTAATGCCAAGAAGAAATCTCCGTATTTTACAAGGTTTCTAGTCCAAGGCCAAAGGTTAAATTCTATGTTTATAATATCATAGAATAAGTTATGTAGTATTGCACTTACATTTTCGTTTGATGATTTGATTGTTAATATATCACCATACTCATTCTTTGTTGTTGATTCATCCGAATATATATCTAATGCTGATGCTATAATCGGGTCATTATCCATAGCATCATAATCTCTAAATAGCTCTCTACGAACCTGATGGTATGCCATTGATTGTGCACCCTGATTGGTTTCATAGTATGACCTTTGTAACTTTGTATATCTATCTCTTAGATTTACGAAGTTTGTATTCATTTGCTTCTCATCCGTATCAACAACTCTACGTTTACCATCTTTATCAACGGTAACAATAGCATTTGTTGAGAATAATTTCTTTAGTCTACCAAAAAAACTCCTATCATCTATTTCTTGTTCTGCCATAATTTATTATTAATTTCTACAAAATCCTATTTTGACATTATATGATATAAATATCGTAATTTATCAAAACACTATAACCATTCGGATAAATCCTCAAATCCATCACCAACTCTCATTTTCCAAGGATTATCATCCCTAAAATCACCACCACCATATATTCCTTGAGATGTATTTGATGTGATACCACTTACTGCTTGCTTTGTTAAATCAATACCTTCTTGTCTTAAACGAAGTGCTGTATCTCTTACCCATAATCCAATTGAAAATGCCATTACCAAGTCATCATTATAACCCTTCATAGCCTCAGCTCTACCATTCATATAGATAAATGTAAATAACTCATCTATTAAACGAGAAGAACGAACAACTACTGCCTTTTCTCTAAAGTAATCGGTTAGTTTAGATATGATTAGAGGTCTAGTCTTAGAAGTAGTTGAAAACCCAGCTACCAATCCCTTATCTTCTGCTCTATACCTATTTGACATTTGATTTTCAACATCAATATATTTCAAATCCTTACTCATATAGAATAAGTTTTTATATCCTCTATCAATTACTTGCTGAATTGTTGCCCAACCAATGTTTGCATTCTCCACAACAAGTAAAGCATCATTATATTCCGTTGAAAGAGCTACTAAGAAGTTTCCAAAATCCTTTGTATCAACCTTACCTTTATATTCTGCTACTTGAGTTGAATTAACTATATCAATTACATGACACGTTGAATAATCGGCTCCATCTCCCCTAGCGACATCGGCCACAACCATATATGATTTTTGATAATCCGGATGTTCCCATTTCCAAAGGTTTCCATCAAATCCACCTTTCTCAATTGGGTCTTGAATATATGTTTCTTTATAGAACATTAATAATTCAGGTTCAATTACCGTCTCACCAGAAGATACAAAGTCACAATCACACTCTTGAGCTGCTTTCTTCACACCCAAAAGTTTTTCTTGCTCATCTCTCCATTTTTGGTCTCTTTCAGGATGTACTGTCCAATGTAATCTTATTGTATTAAATGGATTTCTACTTTCTTCTGCACCAATCCAAGTTTGATGAAACCAGTTACCCACACCATTCGGAGTAGATAGTGCAATACAGCTACCACCCGTTGATAAGGTAGATTGCGCTGATACCCAAATCTCATCAATATCATCAATAAAGGCTGCCTCATCAAAAATAAGAAGTGATAATGCTTCCGAACGTCCTGCATCAGGAGAAGAAGCAATAGCCTTAATTTGAGAGCCATTTTGTAAACGAAGAGAAAGTTTGTTATCTTCCATAGACCCACCTTTAAGCCATGTTGGAAGCAAATCATGCATCACTCTTACTTTAGTTACTAAGTTCTTTGCAACCTCTTGCTTTGTTGCAATTACTAGCACATTAAAATCAGAATTGAATATCATTTTCCAAAGTGAAAATCCAGCACAAAGAGTTGAAATACCAGTTTGACGTGATTTTAAAACTACATTAAATCTGTTATCTTTAAATTGAGTTAGTGTCTTTTCCTGAAATGGAAATAGTTGAAAAGGTATTTTACCTCTAACAGGGTGCTGAATCATACAATACTTTTTCATAAAGTGTATCGGGTCTACCGCACACTTTTTGTATTCTTCTGCAATAATCTCTTTTAGGGATTTCTTTTGTGTTATACCAGTACTCATACTAATCTTTAAGAGGCCTTACTAAATCGTAATTTTTATCTTTTAATTTTTCATAAGCCTCATTTCTTAACTTTGTAACTTCTTCTATTTCTCTTTCAAAATTAATAATATCAGTCATTATTTCGGCTTTCAATTCATTAACATCCCTTTCCATACTCCAAGTTTCAATTGTACCATCTTCTTGAACTACTTCATAAGTTTGCTTTGCATCATTATATGCTTGTTGAAATTGTGCAACAACATCTGTACCATGTGCAATCATATTAGAATACATTTTATAATCTTCATATTCTTTCCACAAACCATCTAATTTTATTTGCGCTTCTTTTAAAGTAACACAATGTAAACAATATCCAGTTTTAGATATCATCTTTTTATCTACTCTAGTTATTTTTATTGTTTTGCAATTTTCAGATTTACAACTATTCAACTTATCTAAATAAGCTCTTGTTTCGGCCATTATATCACCAAGTTCTGATGTTTGTACTTTACCTGCTTCCAGTTGCTCCCAAGATTTACCGTCAGTATCAGTCCATTTTTCACCAACTTCTCTTTTTATCTTTTGTTTATCTGCTCCAGAAAATGAAATAAATGATTCCTTTTCATATTCAGCACCATGCATTACCATATCCACCAGCTTCCTACGAGTTGGATGCATAAACTTTTTATTGAATTCCTTTGCCATACTATATACGATATATTTGTATATATAAGTATATCAAAATTAAGAAAACGATTATTTTGAGAAGAAAATACCTAAAATTTGATTTAGGGGTGCAAATGCACCTGTTAATTTATAAGTGTTACCACCATATACGAATACTAACCCTTCATTTGGTACAATTTTATCGAATCCACCCAAAGCTTGCATTCTACTTAATTCTAATTTAAGTTTTGCAATCTTTTTAGGGTCACCACTTGCTTTAACATCAGCTATTGTACTTTCCAAACGAGCTAACATTTGTTTAGTAGCTTGTTTTGGATTTGCCGTTAGTACCGAATCCATAAATGATAAAACGTCTGCACCAACTCCTAAAAATATCTCCTCAAATCTCATTAGATTTTGTTTTGATATTTTAGCTTGGTCATTCTTATCAGTTGAATCTGCCCATTTTTGTATTTTAGGGTCTTTTATATCTGCTATACGGAAACTCTTGTCACCAAAAGCCCATCTCTTTACTAATCCTATTTTTTGTTGTGCATCCAATCCCTTTGCATTCTTATTTACAAAGTTTGTCCACCATGCTTGGTGATAATCAGCTACTCCAGATTTATCATTTAATGCAAATTCGGATTGAAATTTAGTTATCATTCCCAAATACTTTCCTTGTAATTTAGAAAGGTCTTTTGATTTAGGTAGTGTTTGCATTGGAGGTCCCTGAATTGTGTATTTGGATTGTACATGTGCATTTACTTGCTTAATCATACCACCCAATATTTTTGCAGCTTCTTGATTTTCACCAACTATAACACCATCTTTATCATATTCAAATGTGCCATGAAATACTAATAGGGGTTGGTTGTATGGAATTACGTTTACTGATGTTGGGTATATTACTTCTAAATTCATAAAACATGCACCATCTTTAAATATCTTTTTTCTTTGAGCTTCAGATAATGCAGATATTGCTGCTGATAAATCTTTCATTGCGAAATTATATGCATCTGTCAATCCACCTCTACCACCAAACTTTTCAGCTACTTGTCCTATTGTCATAGCTCCCTCACCTTTGTTCTTTAGATGGGATTTGTTACGAGCTGCAACTAATCTACCATTTACCCAACTAATTGCTAATGCTTGCCCATCAGTCTTTTCTCTTACAGTTTCTAAATCACCATTTAGTGCTTTAGTTACAATATTTTTTAAATCTGCAAAAGTAAGATTCATTTCAATATCAAATGGATGATTCATATGTCCATACGCACCACCTTCTATTAACAATTCTTCTTTTAGAAAATCTTGCGGTAATTTTAAATCATGCTTTAATATACGATTGTACTTATCAGTTGTATCATTGTGATTATCTATTGGTAATTTTTGGTCTACTGCTTTTTTCTTTTCTCTTTCAGATGGCATTTTATCAAAGAAATCCCAACCTTCTAAATTATCTAAATAGTATCCTTCATTATCATAAGCATCCCAACCAGCATTCCACATTGTACCAGTTGTTGCATTTCCATCATTAAAGAAAGCTCCATTACCACTTGTTTCAGCAATACTACCACCCTCAATACTTGCTAATTTATCATAGTATTTTAAATCTTCCCATAAATGGTCCATAGCTATTTCAGCTGCCATACGAACATCTGTTGTATGCTCCATTTCAACTTTGATACCTTGTTGTAATTTCTTTTTAATATATTCTGTAGCAAATTGTTTTGGGTCATAATATCCTTTCGGGTCCCATTTTTTAGCCAAATCAATTAAAGTTTTTCCTTTTGCTAAACCACCAGGAATAGAATCAGTTTCTTCTTTAACGGGCTCATATCCTCTATCTTCACTATCTTTTGTATCAGTTTGATATCCAGGTTCTTTTTTTCGTTTATCATCAAAATCATATGTATCTAATTCAGCACCATGTCCCATATCAGGAGTATATGTTGATGATTTATGGTGGTGCATGAAATTGTGGTCTAATGTACCATCAACTTTATGATTTTTTGAATTTATAGATTCCTCAACATCTTCATACCCACTCATTCCTTTGTTGTTAAGTTTCTTACTATTCTTCTTAACATCTTTGGAATCAGGTGCCCCATTGATATATCCACCCGGCAAACTTAAACCAACTCCAGCTCCACCCGGCAATCCCATTTCTTTTAATTCTTCTTTTTTAGGTATTCTGAATGTTACCGCTTTCTTACCATTGATTGTTGGCATTCCCCATTCATCTTTACCAATATCTTTAACTAATACTTTTTTGTTTTTGAATTTGCCCATCAATAGAGTATCTCC